TTGAAGCAATGAATTATCAATATGTGTTGGTATATTCGTTTGAGGATTTCAAATTGCAAATCGAATCATACTTTGATAACGCTTAACGATATTGCCAAACGCCACATTGAATGGGTAAAAATTGCCAAATACTTGGGGGCAAATCGTGATGAGGTCGATGATATGGTACAAACAATGTATTTGAAACTCGGAGAAATACAAATCAAGGAAGGTTCACTAAACAGGTTCGCCAATTACAACGGAACAATCAACACCATCTATCTTTTCAAAATGCTACACAATGCGTTTATAGACATCAAAAGGGCGGAGAACAAGGCAATACCATACCAAGACCAATTCAACCCCATAGAAAGCCCCGAAATGGCTGAAATGGCACATTTGGATTTGATGGGTGAGGTAAAGAAAGCCATTGATGATTTACGCGATTATGACCAGATGCTTTTGGAGTTACATTTTGTGTACGGACATAGCATGAGGGACATTGAAAAAAAGACGGGTATTCCAACCCATAGTGTTTTTAACTCAATCAAAAACGCAAAGCAATTTATTAAACAAAGGACAACGATAAAATACAAAATATATGCAGAAGAAAAACGAAACACGGAAGAAATTTACCGAGAATCGACCATCCATAGGTTTGGGGGATACGATAGCGAAGGTGACGAAAGCCACGGGGATTGAATTAGCAACCAAATTTTTGATGGGGGAGGATTGCGGATGCGATGCCCGTAAACACAAACTCAATAAATTATTCCCATCACGACAACCATTGTGCATGACGGAGGATGAGTACCATTGGTGGACACATTTTAAGTCAGTAGAAAGCACGACATTAGCCCCAATGGAGGCAAACAAGGTGGCGGAGATATGGTCACGCATATTTCAAAGCAAGAGAATCTACAAACCATGCTCATGCAACCCAAAGGCATGGCAAAACATGATTAACGAATTAACCCAAGTATATGAAACTTACGAGAAACCTTTGTGATTGTTGTGACCATTACAAAGAATCTACCAAAGAACTAATCAATGAGACGGGTCCAATGATTGAACCCAACCAAATTTATATGTGTACAAAATGCAGACAACAATTTCAAGACCGAGCAAAGTGGGGGCCGTGGCTACTCGCCGTCAAAAACTTGCAAAGCAATACGCCATCGCAATTTTAAGGGAAGACATGGGTATGACCTGGGCCGAGGTAGGCAAACGAATGGACATGAACCCCCGAGTATGTAACACACTTTATCTACAAGCGACAAACGATGAAACCTTGGACAAAGATTTATTTAGATTACTTTGGGTATGACAAAAGCGATTTTATCCCATGCGAGGTTTGTGGATCGAAAGCCGTGGACATACACCACATACATCCAAGAGGTATGGGTGGCACAAAGTCAAAGGACACCATCGAAAATCTCATGGCACTTTGCAGAAAACACCACATCGAGTACGGCGATAAGAAACAACACATGGATTTCTTAATCATCACACACCAAATAAAAATGCACAAATGATTGAAGCATACAACATAAACGAGATACACCCCAACGAAGCAAACCCAAGGACAATCCGCGATTCCAAGTTTGAACAGTTGGTAAAGTCAATAAGAAAATTCCCCGATATGATAATGGTGCGCCCATTGATTATCAACCAAGACAACATGATTTTGGGAGGTACAATGAGATACTTGGCAATGAAGGAACTGGGATTTGAAACCATCCCGTGTCAAAAAGTGGATTGGGATGAGGCAAAACAACAAGAATTTATCATCAAAGACAATCTAAACTTTGGGGATTGGGATTGGGATGCACTTGCCAACGATTTTAACTCCGATGATTTGGAGGATTGGGGATTAGAATTACCAAAGGTGATTGAGGAAGTAGAGGGAGAACCAACCATTGACACTCAAAAAATCACATTGGAGTACACGCCCGATGAATATAACCAAGTAAAGAAAGCATTACAAAAAATCGCATCAACACCAGAACAAGCCGTTTGGAAATTATTAGAACTATGAAAGCATGGAGAGACACAAACAAGGTAACACCGCACGATGAAGTGTGGGTATTGATAGACACAAAACAAGTGGCATACATTATGGATGGCCAATGGTATTTGGCACACGATGATTCACCAATCACCACCCCATATATGTGGATGCCCATTCCAATTTTACCAAATGAATAATTATGGAACTACAAACATATAAACGGACAATGGTTATCAAAGGATATATCTTTGATGGAACGCATGAATCAGCAAAATTCATTATTGAAAAAATAAAAGAATTTAGTATCCCCGCATTTAACCGAATTGTATATCAACAAAATTTAGTTGACGATACAATCAAGTTTGAGTATTATGGGTATAAAATAAATGAAGGATATTTTATTCAATTGGGAAGTCACATTGATCCATACGATTGCACTATTTGGTCTTCAAAAGACCTTGAAAGGTTGAAATATATTTTGGAAGAATAATTTGAAACAAATTTGACAATCATGGCAAATGATAAGAATTTAATACCACCAAAGCCAGGTGAGGTTAGAAACCCCAATGGCAGACCCAAGGGAAGCAAAAACCGAAGCACCATTGCACGGAAATGGTTGGAGGTAATGCAAGATGCAAAGAACCCCATCACGGGTGAATTGGAGAAACTATCCCAAGAGGATTTGATAACCCTTGCAATGATACACAAGGCAAGGAAAGGTGATGTTGGTGCGTACAAACAATTGATGGATTCGGGTTTTGGAATGCCCACCCAACAAATTGATGTTACAACCGAAAAACCCATATTTAACGGAATAAATTTAGATGTTACAACAGACAACAGCCCAGGTCAAGATAAGTAAATTGAGGAAGCGTGTACGCATCGTTCGTGGTGGTACATCTTCCTCGGTTTAACCCCCATTGCTTCGGTGGTGGGGGTGAGATTCAAAAACATTCAGTATTATTCCAATGCTCATTACTTATGCGGTGCAGAACGCAAAGTGTGAGATAAGCATCGTATCGGAAACCATCCCGCATTTGCGAAGGGGTGCTATTCGTGACTTTCTCAAAATCATGGACATGGTGGGAATGTACGATCCAAACAAATGGAATAAGTCATCACTCACTTACACATTCTCAAACGATTCATATATTGAATTTTTTAGTGCCGACCAACCCCAAAAGTTGAGAGGTGCAAGGCGTGATGTTCTATTCGTCAACGAGTGCAACAACATTGATTGGGAATCGTATTACCAAATGGCGATTCGTACCCGCAAATTTATCTATCTTGATTACAACCCCGTGGCGGAGTTCTGGGTGGATAGCGAATTGGTCGGTGACCCCGATGCGGAAATGATTGTACTCACTTACAAGGACAACGAAGCGTTGGATAAATCCATCGTGGCAGAAATTGAGAAGGCACGGGATAGGGCAACCACATCAAATTATTGGGCAAATTGGTGGAAGGTATATGGGCTTGGTGAAATTGGGAACTTACAAGGGATTATCTTTTCAAATTGGCAAACCATTGACACCATTCCCGATGATGCAAGGTTGCTTGGCATAGGGGTAGATTTTGGGTATACAAACGACCCCACGGCAATTGTAGCCGTTTATGAGTACAATGGTCAACGCATTATAGATGAGGTCGCATATCGCACAGGAATGCTTAATAGTGACATTGCAAAGGCATTGCCCAACTTTGTGCCAGTGTATGCGGATAGTGCCGAACCAAAGTCAATCGATGAAATCAAGAGATACGGCATAAGAATCAAGGGAGTGACCAAAGGCAAGGATTCCATCAACTATGGAATCCAAATCATGCAAAGCCAATCGTACTTGGTCACATCCACATCAACCAATTTAATCAAGGAGTTGCGAAATTATTGTTGGGATACGGATGCCCAAGGGCGAAGCATGAACAATCCAACGGGTGTTGACCACGCCATTGATGCGTTTAGGTATCATGAGATGATGGCCTTGGGTATAAAAAGTAATTACGGCCAATACGATATTAGGTAAATTTGTTTATTTCGTGTTTATTTGTATCTTTGCAAAGACAAATAATGAGACACGGTAGTTTATTTTCAGGAATTGGAGGTTTTGATTTAGCATCCGAATGGATGGGATGGGAAAATGTATTCCATTGCGAGTGGAACGAATTTGGTAAAAAAGTATTGCATCATTATTGGCCAAATGCAGAATCATTTGATGACATAACTAAAACGGATTTTACAAAATATGCAAACAAAATTGATATTCTCACAGGAGGATTCCCTTGTCAACCCTATTCAAGTGCGGGGCAACGCAAAGGCAAAGAAGATGAACGCCATTTATGGCCAGAAATGTTACGAGCAATACAAGAGATTAAGCCAAAGTACATCGTGGGGGAAAATGTTTTTGGGTTGCTTAATTGGAATGGAGGGATGGTATTCGATGAGGTGCATACTGACTTGGAGTTTGAGGGGTACGAAGTCCAGGCCGTGGTTATACCTGCGGCGGCGGTCAATGCCCCACACGGACGAGACCGAGTCTGGTTCGTTGCTACCAACACCAACTGCAATGGACTGCACAAACGCAACGGCAACAATGAAATCAACACAAGTGAAAAGTGGATCAATGCATTCAGTAACATTAAATCGAGCAATGTCAATGGGATTATTGCCAACACCAACTTGCAGCGACAAGAATGGCAGTGGAAGCAAGGAAGCATTAGAAAAGAGAGGCAGAGGAGAAAGAAACGATTTGGGGAGTTGGGTAACAATGAACACCAATGGGAAAAATTCCCAACTCAATCCCCGATTTGTGGCGGAGATGATGGGCTTCCCACCGAATTGGACGGAATTACCTTTTCAAAATGGAGAAACGAATCAATAAAAGCATATGGGAACGCAATAGTTCCCCAAGTAGCATACCAAATTTTCAAAGCAATACAGGAAACGATATGACAAGCCATTACCAACAACTTCACAACCAACGCCAGGAGATTAAACGCCTACGATTGCTTATCTTGGAAATACAAGCGGAATACAACACACAAATCAAAGCGTTGAAACGCGAGATAATAAACCCACGGATTAATTTAACTGATGAACCAAACAATTGGAAGGAAGTATTACGGGCGGTTTGCACAGTAACCGAATTAACACCAGATGAAATACTTTGCCCATCAAGGAAACGAGCATCGTTATACGCCCGTCATATGTTCAATTTTATTTGTCGGAAGCGATTAGGGATGGCATGGGCGGAGATTGGCAGGATTATCCACCGAGACCATTCAACGGCCATTAATTCGGTCAAGGAATTCACCAACATCCTTTATACGGATAAGGAAGTGCAACGCCAGTACGCAAAAGTTTGTGTATTATTGAACGAGGCATTTGAGGTGTAACAACAAACCCCGATTTGGTCGTTTTATAAGTAATGATTGAATCAAAAACAATAATAGTACCCACATCCCTCAAAGATGTAAAGTTGCATCAAATGTTGGCGTATCAAGGTCTCAAAGAAGACATGGACGATACCCAACGCCAATTGGAAGCGGTATCCATATTTTGTGAGTTGACAATGACCGAGGTCATGGCCATGCCGTTTGATATTTTAGCAAAGGCAGTGGAACGCATCACATTGATGTTGACCGAGCAACCCGAGTTCACGCCCAGGTTCAAGATGGATGGTATTGAATACGGATTTATTCCAAACATTGATGATATGTCGGTGGGGGAATTTATTGACATAGAAACATACACCAAAGAAACGCACGACCTATGGAAAGTCATGAGTGTGTTGTATCGCCCCATCACCCATAGTGGGCAAAACGGGAGGTACGAAATACAACCCTATAATGCGAATCTTGTCACCGCATTCAAGGACATGGATTGTAACACCGCATTTGGGGCCATGGTTTTTTTTTGGAGTTTAGGAATCGACTTACTGAGTTCTATCCAGAAGTATTTGGAGGCGGAGATGGGTCCGCAGATGAAAACCGCCTTACCAAAAAATGGGGATGGTTTGGAATGGTCTATCGACTCGCTTCAAGAGATTTCCTACGCTTGGAAGATGTCTATACTAAAACCATTCACACCGCTTTGTATTGGACCGCTTACGAAAGCGACATTGCGGAAATGGAACAAAAAATCATTAAGCAAAGTTACAAGCGATGAACAATAATCACATAGGCACGGCATTCAAGGTGTTCAAGGACATAGCAACCGCCGAGGGGTGGAATTATAGCCACGGCACATTGACGGAATTTGACTTCAAGGCATTCACGGTATTTCCGTTGATGCACTGCTCAATTCAATCCGTATCACTCACCGACCAAATCGCATCCGTGCAAATGAACATCATGATTGCGGATCGTGTCAACTTTTTGAAAGGCGAGAATGAGCAATTGAATCTTATCACAGTATATGACCAATACGGATACACGGAGAATGAAAACTATGCTCACATACTCCAACAAATGTATGTGCAATTTTCAAAAGGGTTGTGGTTGTTAGAGCAAACCTATTATAACCAAATCCAATACCAACGCCCCATTGTATTCAACCCATTTGTTGAGACGATGGATAGCGTATTGGCGGGATATCAAGTTCAAGTCACAATTGATTTAATCAACCCTTGGGTTACCGATGGCGATTGCGTTTAATAATAGCGTTGCCGTTGTAACGGATTATTCCAAAAAGTGGGCAATTGCTTGTCGGAATATGTTGGAGGTAAAACGCCCCCGTATTTCGATTCGTGCCAAGTGGAAAAAGGTCGGTGGTGGATGGCAAGTGGTATCCGCAACCAAAAAGACATTTCGTGGTAACTATGTGGCAAGTGGTCAATTGGTGGCATCTATCCAACCCGACCCCAAAGGATTGACAATGGGTATTACCATGAACAAGACGGCGGACTATGTGCAGAATGGGAGGAAACCAGGCAAAGGCATCCCACTTGATTCAATGCGTAATTGGGTAAAAATGAAACGCATACAACCACGCGATTTGTCAACGGGCAAATTCAAATCCAAGGCGAATGCCGAGGCGATGCGGTTTATGATGAATAGAAAAATAAAGTATTTTGGTATTGAGCCGTTTCCGTTTGTCAACCAAGCAAGACAACAAATCTTACCATCATTCAATAAGGCCTTAACACAGGCAATGAAACAAGACATAAAAAAAGGACTTTTCAAATGAGTTTTACATTCACCGAACAACCCGATGCAATAGTTGGGGCAAATTCCCCCATCATCTACCAAGCGTACGATAGTACCAATTACACCAACGCGGGGTATATGTACCAATTCAAAGTGTATGTGTGGAGTGGAACAACAACCCTACCCGCAACACCCGTGGTAACCATTAACCGCTTACCCGACCAATACGGCGGGGGAAGGGCATGGATTGATGTACACAAAATTGTAGGGCAATACATTACAAGTGAGTTTTTAGTCAACGCCACTTACAAACCAAACATCGGAAGCGGTGCTAAACGCGTTGCGGTTACTTGTCAAGGCATTTGGACGGCGGGGTCATCGTCTACCATCACATCCTCCGTTTCATTGGCTACAAAGGGCTATTCATATACGGCGGAAGGATTCAACGCGGGATTAAACAAAGTAGTATTTACGGACAAAACTGCGTTGTATTTAACCACCTACACACCCACGGCTTATTTGTGGTACGATGCTACAATAGTGACATCGATTGTTGTGGGTTCAACTACGGTGACACCAAACACGGTGACAAGTTCCGACCAAGCCATTCAAGGTATTGAGGTAAAGCAATTGTTCACCATTGCGGGGTTATACGGAACGAATGCCAATATCACTTTTGTGAAACCTGGGGATGATATCGTGATTCCCGTCATTTTTGATTGCCAAAACAAGTATGGTCAACAAGATGTGTTATTCCTCAATCGTTATGGGGTGTACGATTCATACCTTTTTAACGGGGTATCACGCATGACATACGCAATTACAAGTGAGCAATATGCCCAACCGATATTCAAACAAGCCAATTTAGCACAATCATGGACTTATGGGGTGCAGATTACCACACCTTATTTGACCAATAGCACGGAGGTAATGACGGTAAACACGGATTGGATACCCGAGGCCGATGTTGCCATTGTTGAGCAGATATTTTACTCCACCAATGTATTGATTTTGAACAACTCGGATGTGTTATCAACACGCGTTATTGACACGGCATTTGAGTATAAAAAACGCACCAACGAAAAGTTAATTCAATACACCATCCAATTGGAGTACAACCAACCTAAAATTAACAAGATAGTACGATGAATTTGCGGTTTAGTTTACAAATTGATGGCACACCCGTGGATTTATTCAACGATGAGACAGTTGAATTGAGTAGGCAGGTTAAAGACCTACAAGATTTGTCAAGTGTATGGACGGATTACACACAGAACTTTCAAATCCCCGCATCGGATACAAACAACCAGATATTCTCGGATTGGTTTGATGAGAATGTGGTGTTGGGTGGATGGAATCCAAATGAAGGGAAAAACGGAACGCTATTCATCAACGCATTACCTGTGTATGATGGTCGTGTGGAGTTGATAGGGTGCAAGTTCAAGGATGGGTTACCCCAATTGTACAACATTGTATTTTACGGAACAACCAAGCGAATTTTTGACAAATGGAAACAAGATTTGTTAAATTCAATTTCATGGGATGCGTTTAACCACACGGCAGATTATGCCAACATTCAATTATCATGGAATCAATCTTTATTGAGTGGTGACATATTGTGGCCAATTGCAGATTATAACCAAGGGTGGAGATATTCCACAATGAAGGGGGTGAATGGAAACATTCGTGACCCACGCGGTATTGAGGTGGATGATTTAAGACCATCAATCCGTCTACGAGCAATGCTAACCCATGTTTTTGCGGCGGCGGATTATACTTTGAGTGGTTCATTTTTAACAAGACCCGAAATGGACAAATTGTATGTATTGCCAATGCAAACCGCAGGGCCATTGTACGATCCGACTTATTACCAAGCGGGTACATTCAATGCCAGTATAAACCCATTTACATACACCACAAGCACTTTTGGGACATTGGCATACACGCGTTTAATTTTCCCAAATGTAGTTACTAACCCATCGGGCAATTATGATTCATCTACGGGCATATATACGGCCAATAGGTATGGTAATTACTCATTCTATGTGGGCGTAGATGTAAATATCGTTGGTAGTGGTAGCATCAATTTTGTGTGGATGGTGAATGGTCGTGTTCAAAAAAGTCAATCGTTCAATACTTCAACGGGTGGCCCATCCTATGTGTATTTTGATAGCCCATTGTCGGCACAAGACCAGGTGTCATTTGGTTATCGTACATATTCCAATGTGACAAGCCCATCGATTATTTATATGGGTTGCTCGGTAGCCCCACAAGGTATCAAAGGCACAACCGTATCAATGGCGGATGCGATGCCCAAAGTACAAATCAAAGATTTTGTGAATGGGGTATTGAAAATGTTTAACTGCGTGTTAGTTCCCACAGGTGAGAAAACCATCGAAATACACAATTTGAATGATTGGTATTTAGCGGGAACGACAAAGAATTGGTCGCAGTTTATGGATATCACGGATATTGAACACGACAAAGTACCCATCCCAAAAACAATTGCAATGAAGCATAAGGAAAATGGGATGTTGGCGAGTGATTACTATCGAATGATTAACACCCGCGATTATGGTTCGGTGGAATTCAGCCCATTGATTGATTACCCAACGGACAATTTTGATTTGGAGAGTATATTTTGTGTTATCGTTCCACAACAAATGGATGAGGTCAACGCAAATGGTCAGAAGGTACGCACCACGGATTTACAAATCCCAGTGTTTATGGATCAAGATTCAA